CCAGCTTGGCCACCCTTGCGACCGATGGCTGTGGCTGAGCTTTCGCTGGGCTGTGCAGCCCAAGTTCCCAGGCCGAGTCCTGCGCCTGTTCAGGCGTGGCCAGCTCGAGGAGGCAAACATCATCAGCGATCTGCGAGCCATTGGCATGGACATTCGCAGCACATCCGGCAAGCAGACCAGGGTAGACCTTGGCTGCCATGTGTCCGGTAGCCTGGACGCCATCATCGAGTCTGGCGTGCCAGAAGCGCCCAAGAAGCGCCACGTTGCCGAGTTCAAGACGCACAGCAAGAAGTCATTCGACGACCTGCTCAAAGCTGGCGCGGTGGCCAGTGCCAAGCCTGAACACTTCGTCCAGATGCAGCTCTACATGCACGGCACAGAGATTGATCGGGCCTTGTACGTGGCGGTCTGTAAGGACGACGACCGCATCTACACCGAGCGAGTGCGTTACGAGAAAGATGTGGCCGAGAGGTACATCAGGCGTGGTTATTTGCTGGCGCAGGAAGACCGCATGCCGCCACCTATCAGCACAGACCCGAGCTGGTATCAGTGCAAGTTCTGCGACGCGCATGATTTCTGCCACCAAAGCAAGACCACCGAGCATGTGAACTGCCGCACCTGCGCCCACAGCACGGCCAAGGGCGACAGCACCTGGCACTGCGTTAAGTGGGATGACACGATACCGCTGGAGGCCCAACGCACCGGCTGCGAGGGCCATGTCCTGCATCCAGACTTGGTGCCCTGGCAGCGCAAGGACGGGCCGGACGAGTGGACGGCTGTTTATGTGATTGGTGGCGTGACCATTGCCAATGGTGACCCAGAGCAAGAGGGTGTCTACAGCTCCAAGGAGCTGCTGGCCAATGCCGCTGCCTGCGCCAGCGGAGATTCGTTCATCGCCGAGATGCGCAAGGATTTTGGCGGGAGGATTGTCGGATGATCGACTTCATTTCATCAAACCCCAACGCGCACCCACAGACAGTGGCTTGCGCTCGCCTGCTGGCCGCGATTACTGCCCAGGCCATACAGGATGCATCGAGCAAGCAGGCCACGGGTGCGGAGAACTTCGCAGCCATAGACTGGCTGTTCAGCAAGACCTCTTCGTTCGAAGACTACGCAAGGCTGATCGGCGCGGACGCAGAACAGATTCGCACCGCCTTGCTGGAGCCTCCTCCAGACATCGAGCCAAAGAGCAGCAAGTTCGATGCAAGCAATCGCCGCTACTTGAGAGCCTCCTACACGAAGTGGCTGACAAGACGAGCAGCTGAGGAAGCAGCGCTGAAGAAGGCAATGGAGAAGAACACATGAGCGACATTCATTCATGCAGCTACTACTGCGAGCGACCTGAGTGCATCAAAGCGCAGCGCGACGAACTGCGCTCACGGCTGGCGCAGCCAGAGCAGGAGCCTGTGGCGTGGTTAGATGGCCCACATCTGGTGGTTCGTTTGGATATGCGTAACCGCTTGAACTACCAAGGGCCGTGGGTTGATTTGGGAAGGGCAATTCCCGACAAATGGACTCCATTCCTCTACACCGCCCCACCACAGCGCCAATGGGTAGGGCTGACGGATGAAGAGATTGACTACCTTTATGTTGAGCATCGGGGTGACGGTGGGCCAACAGCAATATGCGAACAATTTGCACGCGCAGTGCTGGCTAAAGCAAAGGAGCGCAACACATGAAGATCAAGCAATGCCCGCGCTGTTTGAAGAACAGATTTAACAACAGCCCAATGTCATACACATGGTGGTTTGTCATGGGTCACGGATATATGTGCTGGCACTGCTTTGACAAACTCAAGGAGAAGAACACATGACCGACCGCGAACTGATGCAGCAGGCGTTTGACGCCATGAGCTACGGCAACACCGACGAGCGTGAGGCTGTTCGAATTGCCCTGCGCGATAGGCTGGCGCAGCCAGAGCAGAAGCCTGTGCCCGGTGTTGTGATGCGTTATGGATTTCCGACGCTACTGCCAGATCGTGACATTAAATCCACCGATGTGCGCCTCTACACATCCCCACCACAGCGCAAGCCGCTGACAAAGGAGGAAATGTTTGAAGCAATCAGACCACTTTATTACAGTGAAAAACTCTATTACAGTGAAAAAGATGCGCGGGGTGCTGTTGACATTAGCGAAGACGAGTACCGAGCCATCGAAGCCGCACACGGCATAAAGGGGGGTGCATGAAATCAATTTGGCAGTGGGTTGGGTCACCTTCTTATTGGAAGCTGGCAGCAATCATCACAGGGGTTTATTTAACCATTGCAGTTCTTGGAAAAACTGGGGACTGGTGGTTTGCAGCATCAACATCACTTGGATTTTATTTGTGCTGGGTTTATGCCACCTTTGCCCACGGCATAAAAGGGGAAGCATGAAAACCGCTCTGGCTTTGGTCGGACTAATTCACATCGCGATGTATGCACTTGGCGCTTCCCATGTGATCGACTATCACGTTTGCATTGACGGACCGGGCAAGTGCCAGTGCCGGATGATTGACGCGCATGGCATAAAGGGGGAAGCATGATGATTGAGTGGGTACTTGTAATTTTTGTTCATTCTGGCGCAATGAGCAAAACAGACAGCGTGGCGCTGACCAGCATCCCCGGCTTCAGCAGCGCGGCTGAATGTCAAGCGGCGGGCAAAGAGTCCAAAAAGCTGACAGACCGCACGATAAAGGGAGCCGACTTTGCGTGCTTGCAGAGAAAACGGAACTAAGGAGAACACATGACTGAAGGCTATTACTGCGTGGTGTGCGGCAAGTACATTGAGGCAGTCGATGGGGTGATCGTGCATGACGACATACCGCACCCAGACATGACGTTTGATGAAGAGGAGAGGCCGCAATGAGCGAGCAACTGATGACGCAAGAGGAAGTGGCCTTCCGCTGGAAGATCAGCGAAGCAACCCTTGAGCGCGACAGGTCACTCAAGCAAGGCGTGCGCTATCTCAAAATCGGCGGTCTGATCCGCTACCGGCTGAAAGATATTCTCGACTACGAGGACTCCTGTACCCATGAGCCAAAGGAGAAGAGCACATGAAGTTCCGAAAGAAGCCCGTTGTCATTGAGGCCGTGCAGTACACGCGCCGATTCGACTGGCCCGAATGGTTCCACGATGCGGTTAGCGATGAGCGCATTCGCATATACAACACTGGAAAGTTTCAAGACTGGACGGCCCCGTGCTGGGCCATGATCAGAACGCTTGAAGGCGACATGAAGGTGAGCGAGAACGACTGGGTTATCCGAGGGGTGCAGGGTGAGTTGTACCCATGCAAGCCAGACATTTTTGAAGCAACTTATGAGGTGGCCGAATGAAAGATGACATCATCCGCATGGCGCGGGAGGCTGGGTACGGCGAGGCAATGTCAGACCTTCACGCCCCAGCACTTGAACGCCTTGTCGAGCTTGCCCGTGCTGCCGAGCGTGAGAAGTCATTGCAACTTTGGATGCTGCTGGACGACGTGGACACAGCGGACGACATCGCAAAAGCTGACGATGCCATCTATCGCAGTCTTTGTCGTCAGGCGCATCAGAGACGCTGGCATGTGTTGACTGGTGAGGAAGTTGACACCGCCATCCGAGCAAGGGGCGACGATGCTGCGTGACTACCAACATCGCACCATCGACCAGCTCTATGCTTGGTTCGAGGCTGGCCACCACGGCAACCCATGCCTGGTGCTGCCGACCGGCTCAGGCAAGAGCCACATCGTGGCCGCCTTGTGCAAGGACGCCCTGCAGAACTGGCCAGAGACGCAGATTCTGATGCTCACGCATGTCAAGGAGCTGATCGAGCAGAACGCCGAGAAGATGCGCCTGCACTGGCCAGGCGCTCCAATGGGCATTTACAGCGCCAGCATCGGCAAGAAGCAGCTCGGTGAGCCGATCACCTTTGCAGGCATCCAGTCGGTGCGCAGCAAGGCCAAGGAGCTGGGCCACGTTGACCTAGTGATCATCGACGAATGCCACTTGGTCAACCACAAGGACGAGGGTGGATACAGAGGACTGCTGGGTGAGCTGAAGGCCATCAACCCTGCGCTGAGGGTGGTTGGGCTTACAGCCAGCCCTTACAGGCTTGGTCATGGCCTAATCACTGACAAGCCTGCGCTGTTTGATGCGTTGATTGAACCAACCAGCATTGAGGAGCTGATCTTCAAGGGCTACCTGGCCACGCTGCGCTCCAAGGTCACCAAGGCCAAGTTGGACACCACTGGCGTGCACAAGCGTGGCGGGGAGTTCATCGAGGCCGAGCTGCAGGCCGCAGTCGATACCGACGACAACAATCAGCGGGTTGTGCGTGAGGTGATTGATCTGGCCGGTGACCGCAAAGCCTGGCTGGTGTTTTGCACAGGTGTCAAGCACGCCCATCACGTAGCCGAAGTCCTACAACAGCAAGGCATTGCCGCTGACTGCGTGACGGGTGAAACGCCGAAGAAGGAACGCGAGCGAATGCTGACCGACTTCAAGGCTGGCCGCCTGCGTGCGCTGACCAATGCCAACGTGCTGACCACCGGCTTCGACTACCCTGACATCGACCTGATCGCCATGCTGCGCCCGACCATGAGCGCCAGCCTCTATGTCCAGATGGCAGGCCGCGGGATGCGTGTCAAGAGCCACACCGACCACTGCCTGGTGCTGGACTTCGCTGGCGTGGTGGCCACGCATGGGCCGATCACCGCAGTGCAGCCGCCCAAGAAGGCTGGAGACGGCAACGGTGAAGCGCCAGTGAAGGTCTGCGACAACTGTGGCGAGCTGTGCGCCATCTCGGTGGCCAACTGCCCTGCCTGCGGCCATGCCTTCCCAGAGCCTGAGCGCAAAAAGCTCGAGCTGAGGAACGACGACATCATGGGGCTGGAGGGAAAAGACCTCGAGGTGACAAGCTGGAACTGGCGCAGGCACATCAGCAAGGCCAGTGGCAAGGAGATGCTGTCCTGCACCTACTATGGCAGCTTGTCCGACAGGCCGATCACCGAGTACCTGCCTGTGCTGCACGACGGGTATGCAGGCGACAAGGCCATGCGCCAACTGATGACGATGGCAACATCGTCCGGTGCGAATCTGGCCCAGGCCACGCACATGGACGGAAGCGAAGGGCTGGAGTACCTGGCCGTGCAGATGAGCAACAGCCAGCCGCCGAGCAGCATTGAGTACAAGATGGATGGGAAGTTTCACCGTGTTTTGAAGAGGAGTTGGGCATGACCACCAGACCGCAAGAGCCACAGTTCCTGCTTGACTACCGCCAGTGGGTGCAGTCAGGGCCGCCGAAGTGCTGCCACACCTGCGAGCATTTCAACCAGTCCGGCCATTGCTTGGTGTTCGACATGACACCGCCCGAGGACTTTGCGGCCACGGTGGATGGCTGCGACAAGTGGGTAGATATGATTCCATTCTAAGTTCAAAACGGGTAAGATGGCGATGCCACACAGGAGATCGCCATGCAAAAAGCATGCTTCAAATGCAAGGTTGTAAAGCCACTCTCTGAGTTCTACAAGCACTCCAGGATGGCTGACGGCCACCTCAACAAGTGCAAGGACTGCGCCAAGGATGATGTGAGTAAGCATCGCGCACAGAATATTGAGAAGGTGCGACAGTACGACAGAAATCGTGCAAATCGTTCTGAAAGAATTAAAGCTGGAGTTGAATTAACACGAATATGGCGTGCTGAAGATAGGCGCAGAGGCAAAGCGCATAGCGCTGTTTATAGGGCTGTCAAAAATGGAAAACTGGTGAGGGAGCCTTGCTGTCGGTGCGGTGATGAAAAAACTTTGGCGCATCACGAAGACTATGACAAACCTCTGGATGTGATGTGGCTTTGTCAACCATGCCATAAGCAACGCCACAAAGAGATCAACGCATCATGACCGCTGACCGCATCCCAAGCGAAGATCATGAGCAGATGATGCTGGTGCAGTGGTTCAGGCGAACCTATCCGGAGGTAAGAATTTTCTCTGTACCCAATGGTGGCCATCGGCATCCAGCCGTGGCCGCCAAGCTGAAAGCGACTGGCGTGAGCAGTGGCGTGCCTGACCTATTCATCCCTGCCTGGAGGCTGTGGGTGGAGATGAAGCGCACCAAAGGCGGCAGCCTCAGCCCAGAGCAAAAAGACTGGATCAAGTATCTGGAAAGTGTGGGATTCTGTTGTATAGTGGGAAAAGGTGCTGACGATGCCAAGAGGCAGATCAGTGCCTTTTTCAACCAACGCAAGGAAACACTATGAGCACTCGCATTTACGTGGTCACGGACACCGAGACCAACAAGCACCGCCTGATTCGCGCAGCCAACCAGGCCCAGGCCATCAAGTACGCCGCCTCGACTCGGTTCGACATTGAGGTCGCTGGTCAGGACGATCTGGTGAGCCTGCTGACGCACGGCATCCCTGTCGAGCTGGCCACCGGCCAGGCCACGGCAGACATGTTCGAGGAGGCCGCCATCACCAATGCTGGTGGGACTGACTGATGGCCACCGAGAAGACCAAGGACCGTTACATGACGATCCGCATCCCTGCCGATGTTGAGCTGGCGCTGCGCCGCCAGGCCGAGCAAGACACCAGGACGCTGGCCGCCCAGGTGCTGCACTACATCAAGCAGGGGCTGGCCGACGAAGGCAAGAAGGTGGCCGCATGAAGTGCCCTGTCTGCGGCACCTGGACGCTGGTGAAGGAAACTCGCCAGCGTGCAGAGAACGCCAAGTATCGACGCTACGAGTGCGCCAATGAACACCGCTTCACGACGCTGGAAAAAGTGGCCAAGATCATCGCTGTGAAAAAAGCAAAAGACTAGGGTTTGTCCCTAGTTGCATAGATTGTGGGAAATCGTGGTAAGATGCAGTCATCGCAACCAACCAGCAAGGAGCTGAACGTGAGCAGACTGATCGAAACCTACCGCAAGTGCCCATCGCCCAGCAACAGGGCCAAGCTGCAGGCCTACCTGCAAAAGCACATGATGGCCGTGTGCATGGCCACCGAACAAGAGATTGCCTTCCTGAAGGCACATGAGTTCAAAATTTAAGGAGACCACCATGCAAGCCACACAACCTAAGCAACCCTCTTGGCTGGCCCAGCGGTCCAGTCTGCTCAACCCGAACTGGCGCTACGTGCCAGCAGCGTCCACCAACATCATGGAGCGCTTTCGCGCAATGGGCTGGGTGCCACCTTCGGAGGCCAAGAAATGAA